CCCTGCTACTGAAGCGATTGCCTGTGCGTTTACACCTGCAACGGGAGTTCCTGTTGTTCCAACTAAAGAAACTGGAGTTACATTAGCTTCCGCTACAACTGTTGCAGTACCTAATGCCGAAGTTGCCGCAACCCCGGTAAGTGTAGTAACGGGTAAAGGCTCACCCCAAGTTAGTTGACCCCAAGTGCCTCGACCCCAGCCATTAATATTAGCCATGTGTAAACTACGCTATTCTAATAATCGCTGTACTCGCTGCTGCTGCTGGAAATACAATGGTGAAATCTCCTGCTGTGGAGGTTTTGTCCCCACCGAAATCTATTGCGGCTACAGACCTGTCAGCATTGGTGTCATTATAGATTAAACACCCTCTAGCTGTAACTGTAGCTGTGCCGAAAGTTAAGTCGGCAAAATCTGTAAAACCTGTTGTTCCACTACTTGTAGGGTTTACATTAGTTAATGCTGCTCCCGCCGCTGTGTAGTTCGTGCCAGTTACTTCGTTGGTTGTTGCATACGCAGTAGTAGCTGCACCCATTGTTGCTGAACTTGTGTACAAAGCTAGTTTAAATGAATTGCCACCTGAAGCTAAAAAATTGTGCTTAGCTTCTAACAGTTCTTTTTTAAAGCTGGTAGTTAGTGTAGACGTTATTGCCATTATTTCAACTCCTTTAATATTGTTGCTAAATCATCATGACCATGCTTAGTCAGGTTGTTTTGCATAGTGCATCTTTCACTATTAATGCTTTGCTTGATATAATACAGTATTGCAGAGTAAATAGCAAGACGAAAAGCTTCTGCTTGTTGTTTAATGTGTGGTTCGGCGGTTTCAGAAATGCTACATATTCTTTGGGTGCACCGCTCTGCCCAATACTCGGGAGGGTGTCCTCTGTGTGATTGAGTGTCTACTATTATGTTGCCTAAACCGCCAACCGTGTTTACCTCTATCATTCTAACCAACTCGACATTTTAATATCTTTTCGCTTCTGGGGGAGTATTTAAAATAGGAAATAATTCTGCATTTTTTCTATGTTCTTTTTTCACAACTTCAGTGTATTCTTTAAAACCAATCTTATAGAAGTTTTCAGTTTTAGGATCAATTAAAACTAAAGGTGGGTTTTCTAAACGGTGATAACCATAAATTTTATCTTGGATAGGTACATCTGTATCTAGTAGACCAGATCTAGGGGCAACACTGACAACTATCCCCGCTGATATACACTTTGATAACCAAAATTCTACACAGGCTCTACCTGCTTCAGCAAAGTGCAGATTACCTTTATAGGTAAAATCAACTCCAAACATATTAATCCTGCTAACTTTATTATACAGAGCAAAAGCAATAGCAAAACAAACTGTGTTATTTAGATAAGAAGACCCTGTTTCTTTTATGATTTCTAAAAGCGGAAACTCTACTAAATTAGTACAACGATCATCCAATTCACATGTATAGATTGGGCCCGGATGAGTTTTTAATATTTTTTTCATTAACTCTGTTTGGCTTCCTGCTGCGTCTGAATCAAAAAATCTACTGGCAGGATCTAACATAAATGTTCTATCTACTTCTCTGACAATTCCTGCCATAGCATTAATTGCCCAAACTTCATCAAAATTATTACTGTGTGCTATCGATAAATGAAAGTCTAGTTGACTTTCTCCCATAGCGACAATAGCGATATTCGCCCCTTCAAGTTTTTTTATTCTCACGCTTCTGGTGTTCTTCGTACTTGGTCATATCGATATTGATCTCGGGTAGATTTTCCTTCCCCAAGATTTTTCATTAAGGCTAATGCTTCTTGAAATCTTTGTTCGTAGATTGGTGCTGATTCATAGCTTTTTAAATATATCATGGCTTCTGATAAGCTACCGTACAACATTGCGTTTGGTGCGTTTTCGGATAACCAAGTTGTACCAGAATCCCCTGCTGAAGTAAGAGAAGACGGTCTATAAAAGTAGTGTAGCTCAAAAGTGTACGTTGTGTTAGGCGTAGGAGCTAGTATAAAAGTATTTTCGTCAAATTCTGCGTAATACTTTGGTTCTCCTGTTGTGCTAGGGGCAGGCGTAAAATCTCGGATAAAACTTGGATGCTTTAATTTAAGGTAGTTATAGTTTGACTCACTGTCTATCACCGCTAAACTAAACGGTGATAAAAAATCAGTAGGTGATCCTAAGTATGGAGAACCAGACGTAGCTGTTCCTGTTACATTTTTAATAAAGTCGTCTAACTGAACGGCTTTTAAAATGCGTTCTTCAGTAGATTTAATAAAATCGTCTAGGTGATTAGTAAAAGAAGTTTCTGTAGATTCAGCGTAGTCTTGAATTGCAGTTTTTAATGAAGTGTAGGTCCAACTCATTTTATTATCCTGTAGTTATTGTTACAGTACCTAAACTTCCTGTAACTTCGTCCATATAAAAACTAGAGCCTATAGCATCGTTATGAGCAATATTCATAGAAACTGCGCTAACCCCGTCTACGTTTTTAGTATTGCCTGACCTAACTATACCGTAACCTGTTGTTGGGGCGGGTTCTGTTGATCTTGGTTGTCTCAACGCTTCTGGATCAACGGGGACTCTAACTGGATCAAGTTGGGGGTGTTTAGGTTCATAACATTGAAAGCAAACCTTTAGACCATTCCATTCCATTTTCATGTCTAGGTATTCATAGACAAAACCACATCTATCACACTCTGCCTGAGAATATTTACCTAATGCATACGCCATTAAATATAACTTCTACTCGGAACAAGATGCAAAGAAGCCCTATTACGATCTTCATCAGAAGCTAGTTTAAAATCTTGTTCATATTGTTGTTTCAACATAGCAGCTTTTTCCGGGTTTTTCTTCAAAGCTATGTAATAAGCTAACCCACTAGCCATGCAAGGCATAAACCTCGAGGGTACTTCTGGATCTTGTGCCGAGGCAGTTACATCATCTATACGTTGGATAGTGTTAGCTACCAACCTATAGGTATGTGTGCTATCCGGTGTTGGCCATAGTTTAACAACTGGGGTAGTTTGTCTATCTACGAAATATTGGGTAGGTCTTCCTGTAGAAGATTTATCCGGTATATTTAAATATTCAGATCTACCTATCCGTGTCAATTGTAGGTCTGTAGTGTTGGAAGCAGAATCAATTTGACGTATGATTGCAGAAACAATATCTAAATCATAGGAGTTTAAAGTATAACTACTTGTTCCGGACGTTAGATTAGTCGTTTCTTGTTCTATCGTCCAAAGGTTAATTCCTCGATTAGACCAATCTGCAAACATAATGTTTAGAGATCTTCTAGCCGTTTCTGCATCATATCCTGTTCTAAGTTCTAACCCTGCTAACTCATAGGCCTCTTCTATAGTGTCAGCTATGGTTAACTGAAATGTTTTAGTACCTGAAGTTGCCATCACTACGCATGGTGTACAGTCATTGTTAAAAATGTTGACACAGTGTATTGAAGGTAAATACCAGAACTGAAAGAGGCCCCTTCCTCGGGTATCGTAACATCTCTAGTAGCGGTAGCTGAAGCAACTGAGCCTAGTTTCATAACACTTGTTCCGCTAGGTGAAGTTGTTAGAAAATCTAAAAGGCCTGCTGTTGCTGTGCTTGTGTAACTAACACCTTTTAATTTTGCTGCGCTGACAGTTATTACGTCTGCTGCGGAACCATTAACTCCAGCAGAAACATTACCTGCGGGATTACCAACTGCTGAAATACCTGAAATAGTTAGAAAGTATTTGCTCCCAGTAGCGGTTCCTGCATTAGCGCCAGTAATCGACTCAGTTTGAGCGTCACCGTTAATATCCGTACCCGTCACAGTAAAAGACTTAGCAGCATCATTACCCGCCGAAAGAATCGTAACGATCCTTCCGTGCGAGAGTGCAACAGCACCGCCAGAAGCTAACGCGCCCCCTATTACGAGGGCTGCGTTATTTCCAACGGCTGCGGCTACTGATATGCCATCTGCATCTAAAGCTACTGTATCAGCAGTTATCTGTACAGTTTTTAAATTAACAAAAGTGTGACCCATATCTTTACCCCTAGATTATTCCAGTAAGGTTAATCAGGGAGTAGTCAGTCGTTACGTTAACAATCATAACCGTACCGATAACCTGGATAACATCTCCAGCGGCTGGTCCAACTGCACCTGCGGCACCTAGTGGTACTGCGTGGTTACCGACAACCAGTGTGCCTGAAGTCAATACTGTAGCTGGTCCTGAAACTGAGAACCAACCGTAAGCACTGGCAGCCATATCGACTACTGTTACACCCAGTGTAGCGCCTGTTGTTGTAGCAGCCTGAACAATCTGAGCGCTGCGTGGATCAGGAATAAGTGTAATTCTTGAAGATGTGGTGATAGCCGTTGCTAAATCATCGTAGCAAGTAATTACGATTGATGGGTCTGCTGAGTGATCGTGAGCTGGGTTAGATTTAATTCTAAGCATCTGCCCTTCACCCGCTGCATCATTAACATACAAATATCCATTTGCGTATTGATTTAGCGTGATGTCCGTACCCGCAGTCTCAACTGAAATTGCTGTTTCACCTGCTGCTACACCTGCTGTTGGTGTTAGATCAAAGTGATGTGCGATTGAAGCTGCGTGAGTTACGCATTTACCTGCTGTTACTGCTGCTGCGGCCAATCGACCATAAGCATAAACGGTATTACCGTAAAGCAATCGACTACCTAGTGGAAATAATTGAGTAAGTCCTGAAGTGAATGGATCGACAGTACCGTACTGGCTACCGCCCTTACCTACGATAAGGTCAGCAGGTCCATACCCTGTTGCTGCAACATATTGAAGATGCGTTCCAGAATCTGTGAAAATATTACCGTCTGCATTAATTACTAGGCCATCAGTAATAGCCCCCGTTGCTGCGGTTACATCAATAGTTTTAAAACCGTTTTCGGACCGGACTGGCCCATTGAAAGTTGAATTCGCCATAATCTCCTCCTAAGGAAATAAGTTCTACTATCTTGGCTTGTCTGCTAGGTCAGTTGGTAGAACAAGTTAATTATCCTAGGACTTCTATTCTATAGCATACTTCGTAAAAAAGAAAGGGAGCCGAAGCTCCCTGTCTAGTATAGCTAGTTAGCTACGTTATGCGCCAGGGGATCCGTAGATTCCGCGCCAGTCACTAAATCCAAAAGAGTACCGCTCTCTAGCTTTGTATCGAACATTACCAGTTTCGAAGTCGCCTTCCATTCCAGTAGCCATCGCAGCTCTTTCAAAATGTTTCAGACCGTTAGGTGCATCTGTCTTAATGAAAAATGCGTCTGTATCGGTTAGATAGTGGTTGACAACATAACCCTCTGGCAACATTCCCATGTTTTTCATGGCATTGATGTCATTATCGGATGTTCCAACACGGCCAGGACTGTTTAAAATCCTATCAGCTACGAATTGAAGCTGAGGAGGAATTATCAGTTTTCTAGCTTGCACATTAACCTTGATGCCTCTTTCGTCTTTAAACTGAGAGATATCAATTAACGCATTTTCTAGTGAAGTTTCGTTAAGATCTGCGGCAGTACTTGGTTCATTAGACAAATCACCAGCTGTTAGAGTTGGGTGATCTGTTGTCATGAGTGGTTTTGAGTCGCCTCCTGGGAAGGAGGTTGAAAAACCATTATTAAGTACGTTTGCAGCTTTTACTTGCTTCGTAGTTGCCATAGATCTTGCCAAAGCTCGTGTGTAACGTGAAGAAAGAGTATCGTAGAGATTATCTTCGATAGCTTCTTCTGTTAACGCGAAAGCAAGTGCTATGGTTTCGTGGGTGTAACGAGACGTGAACGTTTCTTGTGCTGTATCATAAGTTACAGCTGCACCTTCTCCTTTAGTAGGAGCTTGTGCGAAACCAGATAACATTACCTCTTCTTCAAACGCTCGGTCGGAAGATTCAGTGTCAAAGATTTCAGAATGTTCATTTTCGTAACGGTTATACTCAAGACCAAAAAGTGCATTCAGTCCAGGCTCGAGTTCCTTTACTAGCTGAGCTCTATTAATCGCCATTTCTAATTACCTTCTTAGTTATTGCCGAATACAGAAGCAGGGAATATTACATACATCCTAGCGTATTGGCCAATAGAGTTATCGGGTCTGTCTACAAACCCCACTACTGTCGCAATGCCGCTAGAAGTTGTTGCAGTAACGCCTTCTTTTGATCGACCAGTTGATGAATCACCCGCAGTTGTCGTAATCGTATTAGTTGTACCGATCGTCGCTTGCGTAGGAGTTGCAGATGCCTGCGCCTCATAAACAATATCTGGATCGGAATAAACATACGCTTTCGCGTTTGCGGAACCTAGTGTAGCCGTGTCAGCAGTCCACATGTTCGAAAACACGACTGAACCATCTGTTGCTTGGTATTCTACGCCTGCGAATACGCCGAGTGGGGCACCTGTTGCTGTACCTTGAATTACTAAACCGCTAGAAAGATTAACGACATCACCTGTAAAAATTGATGCGTCTGTCGCACTTGCGATTGCGAATTCAGAGGCTCTTATTGTCCCACCAGACATATGATAAGCAGGAGTGAAACCATTAGGGCTATTTGTATTCGCCATAATATTTACCTTTTATTATCATACAATTTAAATTAGCCCTTAAAAACATTTTTAAGAGCTTCCACTTCCGAAAGTTACCTTACTAGTTCTATTAGGGTTACTAATAGGCATAATAGAGTTGCTTTCTCGCATAAGATTTGAATCGACTGCCTCCATTTGGTCTGCAGACATTTTTCTATAATACTCGCGCCGTTGTTCGACGGTTTCGATTGGCATCTTAGCTAAAATTAACCCGCCCACTCCGATTACACCTACAAACTTGCCATCATCTACTGTTGGGGCTTCAAACTCAGGGTGGTCTTCTGCTCTCACAGGTTCCCATCCTTCACGAATACGTTTTGACATATTCGCTTTGTCATCTACGCCTATCATAGATTCTCGTAACCATCTGTAAACATATCCTTCAGGGGGATTAGGTGCGTCTAATAAAGACGGTGGTTGCCATGGTTTAAGACGAGCTTTGTTATCTCGGGTACTTGCAGATCTTGGAGTTCGATCCGATTTTGCTATTTTTTCATTTGAATCAACAGACATTTTATTCTCCTACACTTTTACGTGTTTTGCATACTCTTCAAGTGGAACACCTAGTTTTTTCGCTATCGAAACTTGACTCGGCGTCAACCTTACTGTGCGTCCTTTTCCTGTTTTTCCTCTAGCCCCTCGGCTAGAATTTGCAACATTCTCTTGAACGTTATTTACTTGAGAAACTTCTCCACCACTATTTAACTTGTGGGGAAAAGATTCTGCTAATCTTCGATCTACTTCCCGATAATAATCATCGGATGCCGGATCAAAACCTTCTTGTTCGACTAATTGTCTGTGGAAAGCAAAAGCAGTTGTAGTCATAGCTAAATCATCGCCAAACCAGTCATTTTTTGCTGCCCACTCCTGAGCTTTTTGATCAGGTTGTGCAGGAGTTTTTTGCGCCTGAGGCTGTTGCTGAACAATTTGTTGTTGCTGTTGCTGCTGAACAACTGGTTGTTCTTCTTCCTGTTTAGGTCTTACCCTATTCAAACTTTCAAGTTCTACAGCAAGTTTAGCTACATCCTTTTGTGCCGACAACATTTCTTCTGTTTCTCCGATATCGTGTGCTTTTCTATAACGATCTTCGGCAGAACCAAGTTGGCTTTCAACTCTTGCACTATACTCAGCATATAAGTTTTTATCTTTTTGTGAAAGGGTTGCTTGAGTATTATTTAATTTTTCTTGAACACCTTTTGCGTACTCAAGTGCTGCTACTTCCCTTCTTTCTGCTTCACGAATCTTATAAGTGAGCTTATTTATTCGTTTTTTAACAGAATCACTGTAGTCTGCGATTTCGGTTTCATCCGATTGGGCTTCAGTGGTTTCAGGGGGGCTGGATTGTTCAACAACAACTTCATTTGAGCTATTAGGTTGTTCTGTTTCTTCTAATTCTATTTCTATAATTTCTTCAGTTACTGCTTGCATGGGCTCTGCCATGATTTTTCTCCTTTAGTATGCGTGACTACTGTACATTTTCTGGGTTATCCACCACAGCCAGTACTTCATCATCGTTTAATAAGCGCAAGTCACCACCTTCAATTTTGATTCTAGCTCCTGCGTATCTTCCAAAAATAATCCAATCTCTTTCTTGACACCAATTGCCATTTGGAAATTTATTTTTATCTTTGTAAGCATCTGGTCCTAATGATACTACGAACCCAACATTAGTGCCTAATCTTTCTTTTTCAAGATAAGAATCAGCTAATACGATTCCCCCTTTAGTCATTTGTTTCTGACTAAACGGTAATATCATTATCCTATACCCTGTAGGTTTAGGCAGTTTTTCTAAAAGAGCTTCGTCTTCTTGCACCGTTTCAGGGGTGAATTCTATTTTTTGTTTTTCCGGTTTTCTGACCATTTCAATATGATCGGGGATAAATTTACTTTTTGATTGCTTTGTTTTTTGTGCATCAACTGCCATCGTTCTGCTCCTTGATGGTTTGCAAGTCTATTATAATTCTCTCGGCTAAACTCAGACCTGATAGTTCGCCAAGGATTCTTTGGTATCCTTCCCAATCTGCAACTCCCCCAGTAGCTAATACTTCTGTTAAATCAGCTTGTCTTTGTCGGATTTGTTTTAAACTTTTTTCTATTAAATAGATTGGATCCATGTCAACATTTCCATTGTCTTCTAGACCAATAATTTGCTTTTGTTTTATCACTTCCCGCACCTGCGCTTCTAGCACAGTAGGATGCTTTTCTTTTCGCACTTCCTGGATGGGCGCCAAGATTAGGGTCACCAAACGTGATTCTTTTTACCGAGCCGTTGTTCATAACAAAAACTTCACGAGTTTTTCTGCCGTGTCCGGGGCTGCCCTTAGATATTCTTCGGGGTTTATTGAGTGTTACTTCTCTACCTTTAAATTCAGCCATTATTTCCCTATTTTCTTCATAGCTGTGGTGTGTGCTTCACTGAAAGAGTCGCCGTCTTTCATGTCTTTTTTCATAGCTTTCATGTGCTCAGAGCTGTGGTGTTTTGAGTGTTTGGCTAGTCGTTTAGCTACCTCGCCACCGTTTTTATAATAAAGTCTCATGAGTATTTAGTTTTCTTTCTTTTATTAGGCATTACCGCACCGCAACCTCTGTGCATACTAGAAGAAACAGCTCCGCCTATATTAAAGCTTTGGATACGACCGCCCATATTTTTTCCTGCTGCTTCTATCTGAGCTGCAGTTGGGGCACCTTTATCGCCTTTATCACGCATACGTTCTCCGCTTCCTGCTTTTATGCGTTTTCTTTTGGCGTGGATATTTGCCCAAAGTCCAGGTTTAGCTTGGCCGCCTTTTTTCATGCCTTTTCTTACTTTTTTCAAATCAGCGCCAGTTATCTGGTCTCTCGGTTCGGCGACGGCTGCTAATTTTTTCTGTTTTGCGGAATAGTTACTTTTAGGCATGGTTACTTCCTTGGTTATCGTTTGCCACTAAAACTAGTGTTGTATTTCAAACCTTTGGTTGCTGCGCCGCCACCTTGAACAGTGCTTTGCCCTTGACCAAAAACTTTTTTGTATAGGGCATCTTTTTCCCGTACAGGTTTAGCTAGGTTAATCCTATCTGGCCCAGGAACGTTTACTGCTTTATACTTAGTCGTGTCTTTCATCAAGGTTTCCTTAGTTTTTCTTTCTTGTACGTAACATTTCCACCATGACCGTAGTTATACTCACCACCGTCCCGCATTTTTTTCGCTTTACCACCCATATTCATTTTTTCGACTTTACCGCCGTAATTAAATGTCTTCTTGTACACGCTAGTCTCCTTTCGTTGCTGTATCGGATGATCGAACATCTTTCAATATCTGACCATACGTTCTATTGATATCGCCTTGTGCTTTTAGCAAGGCTTCTTCTCTATCTTGAGCAACTTTCATTTCTGCAATGGACTCTTGTGATTTTATTTTAGCCTGATCTACCTCTGCCCGTAAAGTATCTCCCTGAGCTCTTTGCGCGATTTCTTCTTTCTTAAGTTCTACTATTGGGTCCATTTGAGCATTTTTCTGGGCTTCTATCATAGCTTGAGCTTGGCCTGTAACTTCTTGAGTTGCAGTTGCTGCGGCTAGTGCTATTTCATTCATAAGTTCTTGAGCTTGCTCTGGAGGCATTTTCTGTATTTGATCAAGCGGTGGTAGTTGTTGGCCTAGAGCTTGTTCTATCTGTTGTTTGTACAACATTGCCTGATGCTCTTGGATATTAGCTTGTATAGATTGGAGTGCTACTGGATTTTGCTGCATTATTGGATTTTGTAGGAAAGCACTGTGTGCTGCTATATACGCATCGTGGTTTTGAAATTCAAACGCCTTAATAGGTTGTCCTACTATTGCTGCTTGTTGTTCACTAACAGGGTCTTGTGGAGCAACTTCTGGCGGAGGCGGTAAAATTAGTTCTATATTTTTAACTTCTAATGCCTCGTACATTCTTCTATAGGCTTCCCGCAAATTATGTATTTCTGGGGCAGCTTGCGCCATCTGTAGTTCTTGTTGTGCTAACATTACACGTTGTGCCATACTAAATATATTAGGGTCACTGACTGGTATAATATCTACTCGATCGTCAAAATCTGATTGTTTTACTTCTTGGCTAGCCCCTGTCACTGCGTAGGGATAGGTCGGGGGAAGTGATCGAGCAAAAACACTGGCTAAAAGCCTAAATTCTTTCTTTTGTGCGAAATGTAAACGTTTGTGTATAGCGGACATTACTTTTGTGCCACGTTCTAGCATCGCTACTGTTGTGCCTACTGGAAGTTGTTGGCTACCAATATCACCAACTTGCATATCGGCTATGTTTGCAAACCGTCTGCCAGAATCAATGAGCACACCTAATAATTGGCTAAGTGCCGCACTAGGTTCTTTGTAGGGTAATGGCATCAATGCGTCTCTGATTGTTCCTCCTGGAACATCAACATCCCTAAATTCTCCTGGACGCAAAGGTTCATCTTCACCTTGTACTCTCATACCCCGTGCTTTAAATCCTGCCGGTAGGTTGCTAAGAGTTCCGGCATCAATTAACTGGCGTAGTATTGACGTAGAAGCTTTAGTTAGCCCTCCAATCATGTGGATTAAGCCAAAACCGTAAAACCCAAGTCCAGGAAGAAACTTATAGTGTATGAAATATTCTTTTTTACGGAATAGTTTATCGCCTTCTTCCCAATTCCGCCTTATTGAAAGGATTTCTCCTGAATCTTCGAGAATAGTTACTATATAGGGTACGGCATAATCATACTGATCTATGTCGTCTAGTTCTAAATTAACGTGGAGTTCTAGTAAAGTGTATTCATCGTAGTCGCTGGTAGGCTTACTTAATCCTTGCAACTCGTCCATTTTGTCTTTTGCATCGTCTAAACTGACTTCTCCGGGGCTACCAATCTCAATATCCCGATAAATGCCGTTTATTTGCATTTTTCTGATGTCATTTCCCGTCATATTGAGTATATGCGAGATTCTTTGGCTAGTTTCTAGGTTAGTCGTTTCATAACTGACGACTAAATCTTCCGCTTTTACAAAAGCCGACGTAGCACGACCTAATAATGCGTCAAAATACACCTTTTTAAAGGCACTCCCCGCCAAAGGAAGGTAGAAAAGCAAACTATCCATGTCTGGGTCGTATTCTTCCATGACTTCGGTAATTTGATAGTTCATAAACTCCTTAACACGCTGACATTGTGCCATCGTTTCCGGAGATTCCGCCCCTACTATCTTAGTATTGACTGGTCCATTGGCTGGAAGCAATTCTTTATAGGCTTGGGCTTGAAATTGTGTCGCTGCTTCCGCAAGGAGTGGGTGAGTTACCCCACTTGCGCCTGGAAAGGGCATTTGACGTTCTTCTGTTTTTATGCCTAGTAGATCTAACCCATCAGCGAATGTGGTTAGCCATTCATCACGGGATTCTTTGTCTTCTTCGAACGCCGCTACTAGCTCATTTGATATTGTTTTTAACGTACTTTCATCAAGTACATTGGTAAGATTTGCATTATGTTCATTATTTTGGGGGTCGGTAGGCTCTGTCATCGGTAACATTTCACCGTTTTGCCCTACCTGAAACTCAACCCCACCAGCTGTAGGGTCTTCTTCTGGAAGTTCAACTATAAGCTCGTCTTCCTCTTGTGGAAATAGAGAATCACCTTGGTTGGGAAATCTTTGTGCTTCTATAGCCATAGTTTTTCAGTTCCTATCCTTCAATAATAACTCATTTTCTTTTTATATAAAATTTCTTCTTCGTAATCGCTAGGCAGCTTAATAAACCCACCTTGCCTAAATCGCATTAAGGCTTGAGTTGTAGAATCTACTAAATCGTCATGGTCTCCCGAAGGAAATGCCGCACATTCTTCAATCACATCGTGTGCCCATTTTGTATCCGGATACCAAACCATGCCAGACTCAAATAGCGGAGAACAACTATTGACTCTAGCTACTTTATCACTGCCCTTTGATGGTGTAAAGTTTTGAACAGGAATTCCCACATTGCGTAACTCCTGAGTAAGCGGCATACCCGATGCTTTACCTTCAATAATTACTATATCAGGTTTATGGTGTTCGTACTGTTTAAACGCTTGGGCTTTAAGTTCTGGAAAATTATATCGACCTTTGACTACGTCTAATAAAATGATGTGCGGTGCGTCGCCGTTGTAAATTTCATCTCCACCTAAACGACCCTCTGGGTAAAATACTCCCCACGTAGTTATCGCAGAGTAATCTGCCATTTCGGATTTTAAAAATGCGGTGTCGTAACTTTGGATAAGGTATTCACATTTCGGTGGTTTTGCGTTCGGCCATTCTTTCCACCATTCGCGTTTAATTAGTGCGCCTTCCTCACTAGATGGGTTTTGCATGTATTGAGCGTGCCACTTTGGGCCACCCATTAAACTTGCTTTCACACTTTCTAGTTCTTCTATCTTCCAGTATTCTGGCCACAATGGTTTGCCGCTGGGCA